TTGCGGTTTTTTCTCCAAGCTTTATTTGATGTTTCGTTACAGTAGTTCCAAACAAAATTCACCTTAGCAGCAGTTTTGCATAACCACGATAATTGTGATGAGTCTTTTATTCGATATTGGTATGTCTTATACATTGTTGTTGCTTTTGTATTCCATATTACTAAGTATATAGGTCATATCCCCATAGCTAAAGCTAGGGGATTTACGGCGAATCAGTTAAATACCTGTGGAACCAAATCCACCAGACCTATTAGATTTTTGTTCCGGTGCGTCATGAATTTCCACGACCTCCATATGCACAACTTTAATTAATTCACATTGACATATTCTGTCCCCATGTTTTACTACAAATGGAATATTTGAGTTATTGATTAAAAGCACAAATACGGGAAGAACATAATCAGCGTCTATAACACCTTCGGCATTAGCAAGTGTAACGCCGTTGTTTAAGGCAAGTCCAGATCTGGGATGTAACCTGACGGAATGACCTTCAGGAATATCAAATATTAATCCAGTTGGAATTAAAACTCGATCTTGAAATGCTATGATAATTTTTTTTTCGTGTCCTACTACATCTTCGATTTCTACATTTGCGCCGGTTCTTTTTTTAATTATTGCAGTCGGAAATAGACACGCTTTTAAATCAAAACACGCCGACCATTCCGTGGCTAAAAATGGAAGAAATGCATTACGATTTTCTTTAAAGATTCCAAGACGTGGTGTCATATTTCTTTTAGGTTTGTTTTATTGTAGGGGAGGGAACTTGGGGAATTATTTTTTTACTAGATCCAATAGTGTATTTTGCCTCAAGCTTCCAATCTTTTTTTTCTTTGAATGGTAATATTTTAATAGTTGAAATTGGCGCTACGGGTATTGATGATTTTACTTGATCTACTAAATTAACTAAACCCCATTCTGCCATAATATTGGCAATAGTATTTCGTCTAGCTATATCTTCCTGAGTTATTGAAGTGGTTTTGCCGTCAAGTTTAAACAACTCTTTAAAGTGGACGATATAATATTTTCCTTTTTTATGGAGAATATGACAAGATTGATAAAGAATTTTATCATGCTTGGAGGCAACGCCAAGTCGAGTAAGTGTTTCTTTAATCTTTAAAAAGTCGTCAGGCTTTTTTAAAACAATTTCAATTAAATCCGCAGTTTGTTCGCAATTCATATTAACCTTGATATGACATATTTAATCTTATAGCCATATTTAGCGAAAAATATCCTTAAACTTTTCCCATCTAGTTTTATTCGGCTTTATAATATTTTGAATCGATAGTAAAAGTTCTTTGCAGTCTTTCATATTCTGATTATTGTCTTGAATACTTAAGAGCACTTCATGCACAAGTTTTTGAAGATCATTTATGTTTAGTTTTTTCTCTTCTCGTTTTAACATTTTTTCCTCCTTCGTTGTACTTGCTTGCTATACTTAAAATTTCCTCAATGGTATGTAACTTAAAATAGTCTCTGGCCTTAGTTATACTACACTCGTAATATTTGGATAGCAACAAAATATCGTCGTGATCTTTTTCCGCTTTCTTGTATTCAAATCTTCGGTACATTGGCCGAACTGCATTAATAAGATATTCGTAATGCATTTCAGAAGATATTGACGGCCTTATGTTCATTTCTTGCGCGTATAAAATAGTGCCCTGGTGCATAGACAAATATCGATTTATTATGTAAGGACTATAGGACTTTTTTGTTTCTTCGTTAAGAATATTTTCTTTTTTTTGCGAAATATTTTTTAAGAATTCAAAAAGATAATTTGGGGCTTTCGGTTTGTTGACCTCAACTTCCTTTGTTGGCTGAAAAATTTCAAATTCTTCGACCATTATACAAACTCACAATTAATCATTATCTCAATTAGACACGCCAGTAAATTAATTTCAGGGTCGGCAACAAACGCGGATTTATATTGATAGTCTGAGATAAAAATAATTGCCTGTGGAATTGAATTTTGCACCATATTATCTTTTAGACCATCATATATTTTTCTATAAAGTCTCGGTGGATCGTTGTCTATGTTTTCTATTGTCCACTCACGTACTTCATTGAACCGTTTGGCCTTAAGTGCTTTGTACAGTTTATTGGTATTAATATCGCCAGCAAATGTTAACGCGCCTGCGTTAATTTCGTTATTCGCTTTGCTGAAACCCTGAAGTTCGTTAAGAGTCCGTCGGAAATCTGGATAATATTTAACAACAATTCCAGCTAAAACTTTGCCGTCATATTTTACGTTTTCTACTTCAAGAACTTCCACAATCCGCTTATACATCTGTGCAATAAGTCCCTGTTTTTCGTCTTTAGAAATTCTAAAATCTTTAACAGAACATCTAGAATGGATTGGCTCGATTATTTTGTTTTTAAAGTTACACGTAAGGATAAAAGAACAATTTTTTGAAAATTCTTCTATCGATGCTCTTAAAGCAAGTTGAGCGTCTGGAGTTAAATTGTCTGCTTCATCCAATATAACCACTTTTCTTTTGCCGTCTAATGCAAGCGACGGCGCAAAATCTGAAATTCTACCTCGTACTTGATCAATACCTCGGTCACGTGAAGCATTGATAAAAATTGAATCTAATTTTAATTCGTGGCAAATTGCTCTAGCAATAGTTGTTTTACCTGACCCGGCCGCGCCTACCAGTAAAAGATTGGGAACCTCCTGGCTATCAACAATACCCTGAAAAGTTGATTTAAGTGCTTTAGTTAAAATACAATCTGAAATTTTTAATGGTCTATATTTTTCTACCCACAAAACGTGGTCGTGGCGTCTTTCCATAATTTACCTAATAATAATAACACGACAAACAAATTTATTGTTTGTTTTGTTTTGATTGTAAATCGAGTTCATCAATAATCCGATTAGTTTCTGTTACAGCATCGTCCTTATCTACGCTATGTGGAAGCATTGCTGCAAAAATAACCGCTTTAGTTAACAAATAAAGATTATACTTAATTAAATGCCCCAACACTAAAGACTCGCGAGGAATATCTAATTCTGTTGGTGGTGCTTGTGCTTTAGTCTTTTTTTTCGCAATTTTTAACGGCATAATTTCCTCTGTTTTACCTAACAACTAATCGGCTTGATATGCTATCCAGTATTCAACTGGAATAGTTGTGTGTTTAAAGTAAGCAAGTTTTGGGTGTGAAATAAATTCATAATTACCGTCCAGAACTTTGAAATGTTCGCATCGCATTACGGCGCGAAATTCTTTTTGAACATCCGCAGGAACATCCACTCGAAAACTATTTGTTCCGCTGTTCTCAGAATCTTGTGCCGAAAAAGTAATGACATTATCTTTTCCTGATATTGTAATATCAGGCAAGGCCAAAATTGCGGCGGCTTGCTTTAGGCTCTTGAGATCTTCTTTAGTTAAAGTAGCAGAAGCAATACAACCTTGAATTGCATTTTCGCGATACTTAGTCACGCGATTTTCAGGATCTAAAACAAGACTTGGTTCGGCGTACAAAAAATTTACTGATCGATTTCCGCTGCTAATTTCAATTTTATCGGATTGGAATTCAAAATCTGGTGATTCAAACAGTGAACTGACTGACAACAACTGTCCTAGATCAAATACCGTAAAATCTTTTGTCAATTGCTCTTTAATTGTCGCTTCGGCAAGTACATACTTTTGGGGGTGCCATGTTGCGAGCGGTGCGTCTTTCTTGAAGTGGATACCTTTGTTAATATCTGAAAAGTTTTTTAAGATTGTTAGTGTGTCGGCTGATATTTTCATGCTATTGCTATTGCTACCTGTAATATAAAAAAACTTGAGGCAAGTTACCTTACCCCAAGTTTTAAATCTTAAAAATTATCTGCTCATTGTGTAAGCAGTAATACTACGCCCACGAAACGTGGTTTTATTAGTATGGATAACAAATCCCTCTTCGCGCAGTTCATGGATGCGAGCGGCCAGGTTTTGCACTCCAAGACGTGATCGTGCTTCTGCCACGGTGAGGTTTTTACCGGCGGTCAAGCGAGTAATAATTTTTTCATTTTGGGTCTTTTTGGTTGTCATAATTATACCTTTTTTAATTGTTAACAGAATCCTAACGTACATTCATTCATTCATTCATTCATTCATTCATTCGTCCATTGAATTTATATAATACCATATCAAATTAGTTTTTACAAGTATTATTTTAATAATAAAAAAACCCTATGAAATATATTTCATAGGGTTTCAATAGAACATTTATTCTAATGGATATTACGGTAACAATGACGCTGCACCACTAAGGATTGAACTAATATCATGTTGCCTTTTCTTATCGACCAAATCCAAATCAGACGCTTTAGGAGAACCTTTGGGTACGACTTCAGGATCAAATTTTTCGTACAATTGGATAAATCCGTTTTTTGTTGTTTCGTCAAAGCGAGCAATACAAATTTCAATCGATCTTCTTCGATTTCCGAGTATTGCGTATGCATTAGCAATGTGCACTAAGCGACGAGTTGATATAATATCGCTTGATGCTTCTGCTTCATATGCTTTACGAGTACCTTCAGCCCACTGAATTAATTTATTTCCAAAGTCTTTTGCCGTTTTTTGATCTGTACCATTGTACGCAAACACTTTTTCAAGTATTTGAGTTTCCACGGCGACTTCTGGATATACCTGTTCCAACGTGGCAGGAAATCTTTCCAAAAAGGCTTCGTTCAAAATATTGGTCCCGATAAACTTTCCACTGTCTGATCCCTGACCTTTAGTGTTGGCTGTAGCCACAATATTAAAGCCCTTTGCGGGTCGAACAAGTTCGTTAATCTTTTTGAGTAGAATACCTTTACCTTCTAAGACCGGCTGTAAACACATCAGTTTAGAACCCCCAAGGTCTACCTCGTCAAGCAAAAGAACAGCACCAGTTCGCATTGCTCGTATTACTGGACCATCAAACCATTTTGTTTCTCCGTCAGCCAGTCGAAAACCGCCAAGCAAATCATCCTCATCAGTTTCAATAGTAACATTCACTCGTATCATTTCACGTTGCTGTTCGGCACATGCTTGCTCGACTGAGAATGTTTTTCCATTTCCGCTGAGTCCCGTAATAAATATCGGGTAAAATGTTTTGGATTGAATAATTTGACTTAAATCAGAATACGATCCAAATTGTACAAATAAATTATCCACATCAGGAATTAAACTTTCAGATATTTCTGCATGTGATGACGTAACATTCGGGATTGTATTTTTCTTGCTTATTTTGCTCATAATTCACCTTTTAATAATAAATTGTTTATAATATTATAATACCACACTCATACACTACTTGGCAAATATATTTATTTACGCTATATGATCCATAAACTTTGATAAAATTATTCTGTTTGTTCTTTTTTGGGATTGTGACTGTATGTACTGAGAATAAATCAAATTTTCTTGCGTACTTGGCCCAAATTTAATTTCTTCAGATTGAGTCAGCAAATTTTTTGGCGTTGGAACTATGTAATAGCTATCGTAACCTTTTTGTTTTATTTCCGCAAAGTGTTGTGCGTCAAATTGTGCGTGCAATTTTCCAATTTCCAAGTCTGTTTGTCCAGAGGACATTTTAGTGATTGTGCGGCGTCCAGTGTCACCTTCGGCAACATAAAAACCAATCATTTTTGATCCGGTAATATCCTTGTACATTTCAATTAACTTACTTGTTACTAATTGATGACTATAGCTATATTTATTGCGCTTGCTTTTTTCATTAGTATATAATTTTTTATCGGAGCGCGGCTCATTTAATTCCCACATTTTAGGCGAGTTTTTATAGCGACAATATATTTTTCCACTGTCGCCATTAAGCCAATCTTTTTCAACTAATTCGTTGTTGTCGTTTCGTTCATATCCATACAATGATGACGTCCCATCACCATCAGTCAAAATAACAGTGTGAACAATATCTAAATTGTACTTTTGTTTAAATAAAGGAAAAATTTGCATCATCGAAATTATTGCGTCATTAAGTGGGGTGCCACCCAACCCTTCACTGTCGGGTAAACCAAATGTCGAGTTTCTACTTTGACTATCTCTGTCGTAGTAATGCATAATGCACATTAGACATTCTAACATCCCGTTATACTCGTTCAATGACATTCTATTGCTTAAATAATTCCTGAGACTAAATTCTCCAGAAAGATAAACATTTTTAGAAGATATTTGC